GTAGTTACCTCTGTTTTCTGATTGGCAAAATCTTTCATGACCACATCCAAGCAAGCATCATCATTGCGTTCCCAGCCCTTGCGGAACTTCTTGATAATTTCACCATCGCTGGTGACAAACACCAAGCTGTTGCCTTCTTTCTTTAGAAGGCCTTTTTTCTCGATCAAGTCTGTAAGACCTGAATAAGGACTCATGCCTGTGGTGTAAGGGATCTTGACCTGCACACCTTCAAACGGCTTGGCGTAACGAGTTTTCATGACCTTGCAGCCAGCGCGGATACCGTTGACTTCACTCACCTTGTTGCCATCTGCGTCTTCTTTCAGCTTCATCTTCTTCATGGCCACCACGATACTGCTGGCATAGATAAATCCTTGGCCGCCGGAGATCTTGTCATCGGGATCAAACATGTCTTGTGACGCATAAGTGTGGTTGGTACATACCAGGCCTACGTTGTAGCTACCAAACATGTTGACACAGTTACGAACCAGGGCAGTGAGTGCTTTGGGCTTGCGGCCTAGGTCACCCTTCATTTCGCCTGCTTCAAACTGGTTCACGTCTGTGGGTGTCAACAACATGCCCAAGCTGTCAATCACAAACAACACTTTGGGACGCTCGCCATCGGGCAAGGCCTTGTAGTCGCTCATGAATGTTGAGATGGTCTTGGCCACATCATCAATCATGGCCATACTCAGTTTCAGCAGTTTGTTTTCTGATGTGTCCACACCCAGAGCCTTGAGCCAATCTTCGTCCAGTGCGTTTTCCGAGTCAACCAACACCACAAAGATGCCTTGCTCTTGTGCATGTTTCACAATGTTGCCTGAGCAGATGTAGCTTTTGCCCGCACCCGAATCGCCAGCAAACACAGTGACTTTGCCCAGGGGTATGCCACGGTTGAAGTCGCCGGAGATTAGATAGTTGAGTGCATAGTTGCCTGTTGAGATCCAGTCTGTAGGATCGTTAAAGCCAATCGAAAGGCCTTCAATGCTTTTGGTAATTTCCTTGCGGAACTTTGAAATGTCAAATGGTTTTCCCATGAAGTTTTCCTTAGTTAAAGTGTTCTAATATGCGGTTACATAAATTCTGATGTTCTTTAGTACACGGATGCTTTGTATGTCCTAAATATTGATCAATAAATTTACCATTAAATCTAATCCATGAATTATATTCTACTCGGGCTAACAATTCACAAATGTCGGGTTTAATGTACTCAAGTCCTGTTAACTGATCTAACGGATCCTGAATTGCAGTTACTGCATATTCTATATTGTGTAGTTTACAGTATTCTATCAGTTGTGTCAAGGCTCTAAAGTGTTCTTTGGCAATGACTAAAAATCCCTGATGTTGGTATAAAAAATCAAAAATTGGTGCGTATTTAGTGTTTTTTGAATAGTGTAAGCCTCCACTTGTGATCCATTTACGAGTGGCTGTTTTTGATACTGTCCAAGTTTGATCTACATATAACAAATCAACCATAGCATTGCACATCTGGTTTTCAATATCCATCTCAATATCTAGCCTCCACAATGTGGGCAACATGATTATTATTCTCGATACCTCAAGTTGTGAAAGATAGTAAGTTGCCTCAGTACAAATACCTTTTATCCCCATTCCGGCCTTGGCAACAATATACGATGGATGTATTTTTGCATATTCTACACTCCAAGGTATAGCTGATTGCCAAGACGGGTCAGTAAAACTGCACCCCACTATCAAATGATTACTCATACGCTTTTAGATGCTTCAAATAATCTTCGCTGAAGTAGTGATCATAATTGAATTCAATAGTGTCTGACTCCATCTCGTATAAATCTCTCCAGTCGTCGGTAGATAGCACACTAAATTTTGAGATCATGGTCATGAGCTCAACTAACCGTTCTATGGGATTTTCTATTGTGTCAAATCTATAGTCAAACAATTTAGTGTATCTTTTGAATCCATAATATTTTTCCAAATGATTATGCCACCCTGGTTGGGCATAGGCCAAAAACAATCCACGAGTCACTATACTGTATAAAAATTTCTCAGTCACAAATGGTTGATAGCTTGTGGCCACAGTTTCTGATACAATGTGCAGAAAACTCTGAGTCAGTTTGTGTTCAAGATTGTAAATGTTGCTGGCATGATCAAATCGAACATGACCAAAACTGTAAACTGTTTGAAAAAAATTCTCGCATTCGTCCGAAATAAAAAATTTGCGATTAAATTGATGTGTACTGTTGGTGTAATCTAATATATGCCCATCTAATATCTCTGTTGAGTGCGTGAAATTTTTACTGCAGGTAGCCGGATCAAAATATTTAAATCTGTAAAGTGCAGCAGTTAACAATTTTCTACTCACATGCTGAGATCCATTAAAACTGCAGATAAAATTTTTAAAACTTAATTTAGGGTGGGTATTATAATTTTTAAAATACAAAAAATTTTTCTGCTGTTGAAACTCAGGAGAAAATTTAATTTTTAAATTTGCGTACTGTCCAAGTGCAGCGGGATCTAAAATATGATGATATATTATATCAAATACTTTTTCTTGATTTCGTGCATGCTGATTTAATAGATGCAAATAATGATTGTATAAATTGCTGTCCCAGCCACCTAAATGGTCAACAATTTTAAATTTATCTGGCAACTTGCTAAAATTTGATATAGAATATGGTGGACTAATTACTAACATTATAGTGTATACTGTTCTAAAATTTTATGTTGGCTGTCCCACCAGATGTTAAAAGTTAGTGCAAGTAATTGTTCATCTGGATAGGGTACATTCATCTGGTCGCAAATGATGTTAATGTTTTTTATTAAATCTGTTTTGTTAAACAATGTGTTCCAAGAAGATATAGCAGACGACAACTGTAACATTACAGAAATAACTCGCCCGGCACTGCCAGGCGCATATCTAACTACAACAAAAGGTGATTTAAACATAGGATTTAAAAACATCAAGTTTAGTCAAATCTGCATAGTCATTGTTAGACCATATCCTTGGCGGTAAGTCTTTTTTAAGATCAAAAAGTTCAATACCTCTTAACGCCAATTCAGGAGTTAAATAATAATGATAGCCTATTACAGAAATATTTTCTTTTTGGTGTATGATTGTGGGGTCTCTCCCGTCATGACGCATTTTTTTTAAAAGTATGTATTCGTCAAGATCATCAAGTAGAATACATCCACCTCGGCCTATGCCAATGTGTTTTTTATGCTGAAAACTTATACACATCTTAGATCCAGGGATGTAGGAATTTTTTTTCCATAGAACCGCTGCGTCATAAATGTTGCCGCCTAAATAATAATAGTTTACCCATTCTACATCAACAAATTTAAAATTTTGATGTAGTTTAATTGCAGTCATTGGAATACTTACATAGGTATGCTTAGGAATTACAATTGATTCTAACAGAGTTAATCTTAAAGAAAGTTCTATTGCGTGTGTACAGCAATCAGTTAACACTGCGTACTTAGCACCAAAAAAATTTGCAAGTTTTTGTTCAAAAACATTTAAAATTTCATGTGGATCTTTTAAGTTATAAGAATTTAAAAAATAATCAATAGTCATCGGAAAGATGGGCAGTTTCCTGCCCATTGTTAATTACTTTTGTTGACGGCTGCGAATCATGGCCAAGATGTCCTCGGCCTTTTGTGTGCCGGCTGGCTTGGCCACAGGTGCTGCGGCTGCTGGAGCGTCGTCCACATCAAATGGTGGATCTTCCGCTGTCACCGCTGGAGCAACTCGTGCTGCCACAGGCGCCGGCGCTGCTTTGACGGCAGCAGTATCCTCATCCGCATCCACTGCAGGCGCTGCACCAGCAGGAGCATTGACCCCAGCAGGACGGAAGTATTGGCCCCAGCGTTCGGTGTCATAAGGTTGTCCATCTACTGATGCTTCGAACATTTCCTTGATCACACGCAGTTCAACTTCACCGGGACGCTTGGGCAAGAATGTGCTCAAGTCAAACAAGCCATGTGCAGCCACAGCGGCCTGTTCAGTTTCGGTCAGAGCCGATTCCTTACGTGCCCACTTTGAAGTGTTGTAATCAGCATAGCCACCCTTGGAGGTCTTGGCAATACGGAAGTCCAAGCCACGCAGGTAG